CTTTTGGAAGACGGCCCATAAGGCTATGGCTATCCTGTACCGACCCATCACCCGCAAGCTAGGAGACAAGTACAGCGTGGCTGAATACACCGCCCAAGAGGACGCGACGCCTTTCCTCGATATGCCCGCCCCTGCGGTGAGCGGTGCCCTGCTTTTTTTTTGGAGTACCGAACGCGAACTGCTGAGCACTTTGCAGTCCTCTTTGACAGCGAAAGCGATTCAAGCGATCCATTCTATGCCAAATGGGGATGGTATCCCGCGCTCTTCTCACTGGCTGGGGAGGACGTTCTCAAAATTGACGCAGTCACTCGCCTCACGGTGGGCCACGTATTCACGCACCTCGCATTCTTGAAAGACCTCGACTACAAACGAAGAACCGAAGCTAAGCAATGATCACCTTCAACAACATCGTCTCCAAGTTCGAGGAGTTCGTAGACAACCACTACTTTCTCAAGACGTTCTCATATGGCTCCCCGGCTGACGTAGACCTCGACAAGTTCGAGCAGTACCCGCTCCTCCACCTCGTCTATACGGGTGGCGACTTCAACTCGCCCAAGGCCAAGACGTACAACCTCGAGGTGTATATCCTCACCCTCCCACCTTCGGATGCCGAGAAGGTGGAGTATCAAAAGGAGAGCATCAGCAACGCCGAGCAGGTAGCAGAGGACATCCTCGCTGACATCCAGAACGGAGGCAACATCTTCCAATTCGGGTACAAGTACGATCTAGTCAACGCCTCGGTCACGCCTCTCGAAGAGGAGAAGAGCAACGCCCTTGCCGGGTGTCTCCTCGATATCGCCATCAGCGTACCCTACACCTATGACTCATGCAACGCCCCTCTGACGGGGGTAGAGCCTGAAGGCAGCACGACACCCTCGTACAAGGCTCGCGGCCTGCTGCGTATGCGAGAGCTTGACGGAAGCCCTGACGTACTCTCGGTGGCTACCATCAACGTGCCTAACGGCTCGCTCGTAGACGATGGCGACGGGGAGGTGACGTTGACCTTTGGAGCGGGTGGAGCTGTCGACAGCGTGACGGGTGGCACGGGTCTCACCGCAACCCCTACAACCGGAGACGTCGTAGTGAGCCTCGATGATACCGCAGTAACGCCAGGAAGCTACACTACCGCAGACATCACAGTTGATGCCCAAGGTAGAATCACAGCCGCTACAAGCGGCAGCGGTGGCGACACAGCAGAGAAAGTACACTTTCCGGTGCGTAACGACGAAGGGGTCACCATCGCAGCAGGCACCCCCTTGTATTCGCGTGGTGAGATTGGAGGAAGCGAACGCATCTTGGTTGGCATCGCCGATGCAAGCGACCCGGCCAAGATGCCCGCAATCGGCATCGCCGAAACCGAGCTCACTACAACCGGAAGCGGCAAGGACGGGTTTGCAATCGTGGCCGGAACGTACAACACCAATATCTCCGGGTTCACAGGACTCCAAGATAACGATGTCTTGTACGTAGACGCTGGGGGTGGATTGACAAAGGACAAGCCCACCGGCACGAACCTTATTCAAAACGTTGGCGTGGTGCTCAAGACAAACGGCACCATTTGCCAAGGTCTCAAGGTGTCGTGTATTGGGCGCACCAACGACGTACCGAATATCCCCGAGGGGTATGGATGGCTCGGTAACGCCTCCGGGGTGGCTACACCTACCCTCTTCAACTTCTACCTCAACAGGTTCGACGCTACCGCCTCGACGATGGCCTCGACCCTCGACGCAGGTACGGCGACGATTGAGCGTATCGACACGGCACGCTGGACGGGTACGGGCGTCTACCTCAACCAACAGAGCGACACGCCAAGCGCAGGTAGCGCGATCAAGAGAAAGGTCTACTATAAGGCCGAGTTTGGAAGTATCGACGCCTTCGGGACGTGGACGCTCATACACGAGTTCGCAGACGACACGAGCTACGCTGACGCACTCACCTACATCAACGACACCATCATCGCAGGACAAACCAACGGCACGGCTCCGGCTTCCTTGGTAATGACGTGGGAAGAAGCCACTGGCTTTACAGGTTTGCTCGATGCCTACCCCGGAGCGGCGGCTGCGTATTCTTTGCGCTTGCTTGACACGACCTACACAGGGTCAGCTATCCGCGTCCGTAGGGCATCAGACAACGCAGAGCAGGACATTGGATTCGACAACAACGAGCTGGACACTACAACCCTTGCCACATTCTGCTCAGGTACGGACGGCTTTGTAAAGACTTGGTATGATCAAAGCGGAACTGCTAACGACGCGACTCAAACGACGGCGGCAAATCAGCCGAAGATATACGACAGCGTGACTGGCGTGGTGACGGAGAACGCGAAGCCTGCGGTGCAGTTTGATGGTAGCAACGACGTCCTTGTAAAGCCAATAACTCTAAGTGACACAGGCGACAATTTTGTTGCGACATTCATTGCGGTGGCACAATCAAATAATCCGACATCAAACAGTTCCGCGTCCTTTGCAGTCAGCTTATATCCTAATTCTCCAGCAACTGACCGTAGGTACTATCAACTATCACTTGAGAACACGCAGGTCGCAACTCGTCTTCAGGGCGGAAATACGGTCTTCGATGCAGGTGACGGAGATGTACAATGTGTGTTTATAGCGGCACACATAGCAACGAATTCGGCTTCAGTAGGTCGGTTAAATGGAACTGATTTATCGGTTTCTTCTTCCGCAAATGTGTCTTTGAATATGCAAGCTGACTCGGCAATTGTCTTAGGCGCTGCGGGCGCCCCTTCATCTTACACATCGGTGGCCGGCAGTATGGACGGCAAAATACAAGAGATATTGTATTATGCTTCCGATGAATATACCACTAACAGGACTGGCATCGAAGACAACATCAACGACTTCTACTCTATCTACTAATGAGTCAGTATATCATCGTTCTCCCCGAAGGTTTCCTGACAAGTGAAGTCAGAGCCAAGAGCATCACCCGCGAGCTCTACAACATCACCGTGCCTGTAGCTATACAAGAGGACTACCAAAAAGACGCCACCGTCTTCGGTGTCATCGTACACCCCGACGGCATCCAGCACGCCCTACAAGTAGACACGAACTACACGATCCCGGTAAGCCCACAGGCCACCATCGAGAAGCTCGTCTCCCTCTTCCCGGAACTCAACGAGCAGGAGCGTTTCAACCTCTCCTCCTACGTCCTCAATAACCAAGAGTTCCCGTTCGGAAATATCGTGCCCTCCACCACCACCATCAGAGACTACGACTATATGGTCGAGAACGGATGGTTCCCACCAGACCCGGCATGAGATACCTCCTCATCCTTCCTCTCGTAGCTGCTGGCCTATGCCTCTTTCTTGTCGGGCCTGTCTTCGGTATCCTCTACCGCATCGGCACGGGTGACGCTCGCCCGTGGCCGTGGGTCTACGACATCTTCCGTGACCTCTCCTTCATGGCTTCTATCATGGCCGCCTCGTTACTCGACAACACGCTGACCAAGCCGGGAGGCTACCCGTTCGGCAGTCAGACTATCTCGGCCGTCCTGGGAGCCAACATGGTGGGTGGCACCCTCTCGCCTTTGGGTAAGAAGCTGCAAGAGCTCCTCGACTACATCGACCCCGACCACTGTCTCAAAGCATACAACAACATCCAAACCCCATAACTCATGGAATTCTTCACAACGCACTGGGCAGAAATCGCCCTCGCTGTCATCACCGCCGCAGGCACGATCACGGCACTGACCGAAACCGAGAAAGACGACAACATCGTCGACCTGCTCAAGCGCATCATCAACGCCGTAGTTCTCGGACGTAGCAAGAAATGAACCTCGCAGACTTCGAGAAGGTACTGGGGCGGTTTGCGGAAGACGTAAACAACGCCGCCAAGCGTGAGCTAGGCTCCCGTAGGATAGGCAAAAACCGCTCCTATGGCGTAGCCTCGCGCTCCCTTCAGAAGTCTTTGACGTATCAGATTAAGGGGGGGAGGGTCTCTTTCGGCTCTCCCCTGCCTTATGCCGCCTTCCTCCATTGGGGCGTAAACGGCACACAAAAGAATCAGAACGCGCCCTACTCCTTCCGCTCCAAGCAGCCACCCTCCGGGCCTATCATCGAATGGATGCGGGCCAAGCCCGTACGCCTACGCGACAAGGACGGCAAGTTCATCAAGCAGACCGAGAGCAGGCTCAAGAGTGCCGCCTTCCTCATCGCCCGATCTATCAAGCGCAAGGGCATAGTAGGGCTGCGATACTACTCCGTGGCCCTCGAAAGCATCGTACCCCAATACCGCGACGAGCTCGGCGAAGCCCTCGCCCAAGACCTGCTCAAGTCCTTGTCCTTCACCTCTGGCAACATCACCGTAAGACCAAAATAATGGCTTTTCAATTTAGCACCACCATCACGGCATCTACCGAAGCACCCTACGAAGAGAGGCAGGTAGCCCCGCTCTATTGGTCAGATAATGCCGTGACCATCGACACGTGGCTCGTAGAGGTGTATCCCCTTAATATGGACGGCACTCTGGGAGCCAAAATCGCGCAGGCTTACGTCAATATTCTGAACTCATCGACCAATGCAGGACGTATTGATATGAACGAGTGGGTGCAGTCTTTTACTATTGAGACGTTTGCGCCGTATCAGAAAGTCGGGGGAGGTGTGCAGCCTGCCGCCGAAGACATCAACTATATGTTTGGGGCTTTAGACGGCTTTCAGTTTCAAATTTATTCCGTGACGGGAGGCACAAAGAGCGCGGTGCAAGGGACGTACAACTACATCCCGGTGCGTATGGGTAAGAGAGAGAACTGGGCGTGGAACGACTGGGACTTCTCCGACTACTTTCCCGACGCCGCTACCAAGAAAGGGTGGATGACGGAGCGGGAGGTGGGTTCCTTGTCAAAAGTAAACTATGACTTCGCTGACGAGGACGAAGCTATCGCATCTCTTCTTCAGATGCAGAACGCCGACTACGTCTATGACGGAACCAACAACCTCAACGAGAGCGACTGGGTG